TTCAGACAGTGGTAAAGGAAAGGCGATAGCTTATGCAATAGATGATAGACTTAATTTTTTCGGAGTACTTCAAGAAAACGGAAGTGCAGGGGAAAGTAAAAAAGTAGCACGATTGGGAGAAATATCAGATCAGCATACAGATCTAGGATACGGTCAAAGAATATATGTTCAAGACGATGGAACTTTTGGGACTTCTAGTACGTTGTTTCCTGTCGGTATTAGTACTGATGATGATTCATTTTTAATTACAACTTATAATTTTGAGTAATAAAATAGTTCCACAAAGAGGAATGTATGAAGGTTTTTATATTTAGTTTAATTCTTTTGGCCATTGGTGCGAGTGCGCATAATATAATAAAAACTGAAAAGCTTGAGACTAAATATAATACTGAGATGGGTTGGATAAAGGATACTCTAGTTGAAATAAAGGATTATATTAAAAAGGATAAGTGCTATGAGTAAGAAAAATAAAAAAAAATCTGTAAAGAAATCAGATGTTAAAAAGATAAATAATACACTTACCAAGAATGACAATCTTTCACCTCAAGATTATTTCAATAACAGTCTTTCTCAAGTTGTTCTTGGTGGTACAAATCCTTACGGTTCTCAGCAAAATACTCAAACAGATACATTGTTTGCAAACTTAAGATATTATTTGATCTCAAACAATCGTCAATTACTATCTCAAGCTTATATAGAGATAGGACTTTTCCAAACAATTGTTGATGTCCCTGTTGATGATGCCCTAAAGGGTGGAATAAAAATTAAGACAGATCAACTTGAACCGAAAGATATTACAGATCTTCAAATAGCAATCGAGCAAGAGGATGATGTAAACAAAGTCGGTCAAGCAATGAAGTGGAATAGGCTTTACGGTGGTGCCTCGGTTTTAATTATGACCGAGCAAGATCCCGTAACTCCATTAAATATTGAGGCAATAACAAAAGATAGCAAACTAGAATTTAGACCAATAGATATGTGGGAGCTCTTTGGTGACAAACAATATACAGGTGATAATTTTGTTCCTTCACTTAATGTTAAAAGTGAATATTATAATTATTACGGTACAAGGATGCATCATTCTAGGATCATGATAATGAAGGGAAAAGAAGCTCCTGCGTTTGTTAGACCACGACTAAGAGGTTGGGGTTTGTCCGTTGCTGAACCTATCATAGCTCCACTGAATCAGTTTCTTAAAACCAGTGCTTTAACATTTGAGGTATTGGATGAATTCAAACTAGACATATTTAAAATTAAAGGATTTTCCGCCGCCCTCATGACTACCGAAGGATCAACAAAAATTCAAGAAAGAGTACAGTTAGCTAACAGACAAAAGAATTTTCAAAATGCACTATCAATGGACGCTGACGATGATTATGTGCAAAAACAATTATCATTTACAGGCATTGCAGAAATATCAAAAGAAACTAGATTAAATATTGCAAGTGAATTGAGAATGCCTTTAACTAAAATTTTTGGCATATCTGCCACCGGGTTTAATAGTGGTGAGGATGATATTGAAAATTATAACTCAATGCTCGAATCTTCTATAAGGAGTAAAAACAAATACACATTTATTAAAATAGCTCAAATGAGATGCCAGCAGATGTTTGGATTTATCCCTGATGATTTAACGCTAGAGTATGAGCCACTAAGAATCTTGTCATCTCCACAAGTTGAAGAAGTTAAGGATAAAAAATTTGGGAGACTTTTACAGGCCCAAGCTGCCAACCAAATAACCACAATGGAATTCAGAGAAGGTTGTAACAAGGAAGAGCTCTTGCCAAACAATTTAGAAGAAAAAGACATACTAGAACTCGAGGACAACGAAGAAGAGGAAGAAGTTGTTAGGGCCCCCGCGAAAGGTGCCAAGTCATCATTACAAACACCGGAGGCGAAGTAGTGAAAAGATTTGCGATAAATTTAAAAAATGGAACGTCTTGCATAGCAAAGTCACTACCTAATTTAATTAGTGGAAAATTTACCACAAGGACGGAAATTGAACAACATTTCAATGTTAAATTTGTAAAATACCTAAGGCAGGGCAACGAACTATACGAGGAAGTATAATGAAATCATCCCAAAAGGGAATAATTAGATATGGATCTATATTTAACTACACGGGTCCGCGCGTAGTAGTCGTTGGCATTACATCAGGAGACGAGATACTCACAGGAAAAAGAAGGGATAACAAGTTGTGGACATTTACGGCTGGACACGTTGACAATGGCGAAGAGATAGAGGATGCAGCAATAAGAGAAGTTTTTGAAGAGTCAGGAATAAGGATAAGCTCAAGTAATCTGATACCCATAAATAATAAGTTCGTTGGAGACATGGCAATTTTCTCCTATCTTGCTAAACTTCCCAAATATCACGCGACTGCAAAAAATGACCCAGACAAAGAAGTAAGTCAATGGAAATGGGTTAAGATAGATCTTGAAACCCCAGAACTGAAAAGAGAAAATAGACATGCAAAAGAAGATCTTATATGCGACTATTTATTTAGAGGTATATAGTGGATAAAGAACTTTCCAGATATGAAATGATAGTAAGCGCAATGACAGTGCTTGAAGAAAATAAGGGAAGTAGGGTTAATGCTGCAAGAATACTTGGTACATCTAGAAGACATTTAGCAAATCTAATAAAAGAAGCTAACAAAAAATACAATATGGGAATAGTTGAAATAATATCCAACAAGCACATATCAGGAGATAAAGCTTTTAACAGGATATTCCCCACAAATAAAGAAAGATTAAAACATCTAGATAGACGGAGAGCGTAATGAAATATGAAGATGCAACATGGGAACCTGGAATGACTCTCAGAAAAATGGAGGAATTGGTTATCAAAGAAGCTCTAATTACTTACGGAAATAATAAAACAAAGACCGCCAAGGCGTTAGGTGTTGCAATAAGAACCATAGACCACAAGCTTGAGAAATATCGTCACGAAGCTGAAATGAGAAGGATTGACAAGGAAAATGCAAACAAAACTACTTAACCCCATTGTTGTTGACGATGCCGATATTACAAGGCTCGAAAAGGAAATAGCAAGAGTTCTAAAAAAAGATCTATATCTAGCACTATTAAAAGAATTAAATATAAGTAAAAATAAATTAAATAATTCATTAAGTGATCTTATGTCAGCCATCAGGATGGGGCGGATAACTTTTAACCAAGGGAGGTTTCGGGGTAAGTTTAGTGCCAAAATATCTCTTGAGTTAAAAAAAATGGGAGCTATTTGGGACAAAAGATCTAAAACATTTTCTTTGCGATTAGATAAAATGCCATTATCCATAAGTGAGATTATCAGGAAATCTGAAAATAGTTTTCTTAAGGCCATGGAAAGAGTTGATATAAAACTAAATGGTATTATTCCAAAAGAAATAACAGACAGTATGAAACTTGAAAAAGTTTTTGATAGATCTATTTTTAATGTTAATGGAAAAATCGACAAATCTTTAGATGCAATAACTGTTAAGCAAAAATTATCTCCTTTAGATAAAGAAAAACTAGCAAAAGAATATAAAGAAAACATGGATATATATATTCAGGATTGGACTAAAAAAGAAATTAAAAAGCTTAGAACCGTAATGAGTAAAAGAGTTATGGCCGGTCAAAGATTTGAGGGAATGGTGAGTGTTCTTCAATCAAGATATGGGGTAAGCAAAGCCAAGGCTAAATCTTGGGCGCGACAAGAGACTAAACTTTTGACTTCGAAATTAAAAGAGATAAGATATATAAATGCGGGTATGTTGGAGTATGAATGGCGCAATGTTGTAGGATCTAAGGATCATCCAGTTAGGCCCATGCATGCGAAGTTGAATAGAACTATACAAAGATGGGATTCTCCTCCAATAGTAAATGAGAAGGGAGAGATGAAGCACCCCGGAGAGGATTTCAATTGTTTTGTATCAGAAACTAAAATTAGAAGTTTTATCCCTTATAGAATATTTCGTAGAAAATTCACTGGTAAAACAGCCACGATTATCACGGACAAAAGTTTGCTTACTGTGACATTGAATCACCCTATATTGACACGTAGGGGGTGGGTTGCTGCTGAACTCCTTAATGTAGGAGATACAGTTTTCAATATTCCCGATAAAAGAATGTTCCTTGGGATACAAGAACCAAATAATAGATTTACCACTTTTGAGGAGTTGTTTAGTCTTTTCAAAGTTTTTTTCAATTCTAAAAATATTTCCAGTGCTTCCGTGGATCTCCACAGCAATATTGTTGATAACGAAATCGAGTGCATAACCATTAAAAGGGACTTGCCTTTGGCAATCAATTCCATGCTTACTCAAGAGTTCTGCAAAAATATTCTCTGTTTTGCCGATGAATTTTTGAGGATACAAAGCAATACGAGTATTGATAGACTTCTGTACAATATCTCTATTAATTTTAATCCCTCTCAAGGAATGATTAGCGGATTTGGTAAAGTTTTTTCTCTCATCTTCGCTCATCTTAGCAAACCTCGTGAGATTGGCATTGCTCCTATTTCTGATCTTGATTTTATTCTCGATCAAGCGTCTTTTAATTCCTCCCCTGCTAGTGTCGAATTTCTTAGAAAGTTCAAGGATACTTTTTCCAGCGACATAGAGTTCTATAATTTCTTTTTCTGGCAAATGTTTACGATTCTTAGCAGGACGCTTGTGTTGGATAAATTTATACCCAAAGCGGACTTTTGCCATACGACTAATACCATCGGGATGGACACCTTTGTTAATGGCGATCTCGTTAAGGATCATTCCCTTTTTATTAAGTGTGATACAATTAAGAATAAAGTTATCAGTGAAAACTTTGACATTCATGTCTACAACCTTGAAAATGAGTTTAACTGGTATTGTGCCAACGATACAATATCGCATAACTGTCGTTGTACGGCAAGTCCAATAGTGAGGTTTTGATATGACTATTAAAAAAATGATGAACGCAAGCATAATGCCTCAAGTTTATTACGGTTTGCACTTCTCTGAAGGTGTTGCAGAATATAATCCTCCGGATGGAGATATGTTTAGAATTTTAATTAACGAGAATGTTTGCAAAAAAATGGACGCAAGTTTTGCCGGAAAACCTGCTTATGTTTTACACAATGACGATGTAAAAGTTGAAGATATTGAAAAAGCAGATGGGTATGTAGCTGAAAGTTTTTTTAATAAACCTGATGGAAAACACTGGTGTAAATTTATAGTAGTCACTGACAAAGGGCATGAAGCCATTTCTAAAGGCTGGACGCTCTCTAATTCTTATGTTTACAAAAATAAAACAATGGGCGGAACTTGGCACGGAATTTCTTATCGTGAAGAAATCATGGATGCAGAGTATGATCATTTAGCAATTGTACCTGATCCAAGATATTCTGAATCAATAGTATTGACTCCGGAACAGTTCAAGGCTTATAATATTAAAAAAGAAGAAGAACTTAAAGTTCTCAAAAATTCAATCAATAAAAAGGGGAAATCCATGTTATTTGATATTTTTAAAAAAGAAAAAGTTGAGAACAGTGCAGACCTTGAAGATCTAAACGTTACACTTCCTAAAAGTAAAGTTGAAAGAACTATCACTCAGCTAGTTAATGAAGCTGATGAAAAAGAAATTAAAAAAGGCAAGCCACAAATGGCAAACGGTGAAGACATGGTATCAGTAGGTGACGACAAAATGTCTGTCAGTACTCTTGTTAATAAATATCAAGGCATGTGCAAAGCAAAAAATGAAGAAGATGAAAAGAAAAAAGAATATGAAAACATGTCAGATGATGAAAAGAAAGATTACGACATGAAGAATGAAGAAGATGCTGAAAAGAAAAAAGAGATGGAAAATAAAAAGAAAAACGAAGAAGATGAAAAAGTAAAAGAAAAAGCAAAAAATGCCGCTGACAAAATTGAGGCAGATAGAATCAAGCAAGAAAATTTCAACAAAATTGCAAACGCTAAAGAAGATTTTGAAAAAGATGTTGTAATTGACTTGTCAGGTGATAAGCTTAATAAGGGCAAGGCAAGATACGGATCTGAATAAATAGGTTTACTATAGAGATGATACGGATCTGAATAGATAAATAAATTTTTAAGGAGATATACTCATGACTCAAATTCAAAACCAATTCGAACAATCCACAGAAAAAGGAAAACAAGATTTGTTTTTCAATTCAAATACTCTTCCTTGTGAAATTCATTCAACAGAAACTGCGACATTGGTTCCCGGTCAAGCTGTTAAATTATATGACTCCGCAGGTGGAGTTCCTAAAGTTGTTGCAATCGCCGCTGATACAGATAAAATTTTTGGTATCATTCCTTATATTGTTAAGAAATCTTCATTTGTCGCAGGCGACAGATTAGAAGTTGCCTCAGAATCAAATGTTATTGTAATGGAAGCAAGTGCAGCAATCGCAAGAGGTGCACAAGTAATGCCAGTCGTAGCAGGTTCTAAAGTAGCAACAGCTACCGCAGGAAAAACCATAATGGGTTTTGCTTATGATAAAGCCGCCGATGCAGGAGACTTGATAAGAGTTTATCTATTACCATATGTTAATAGTGCAATTTCAGGAACTGCCGCTGACACAGTTGCAATCCTTCCAACAGTTGATTTAACAGCGCTAGTCGTTGCTCCAACAACTTTTGCACCTTCTGCAATAACAACCTTTTCTGCTGACCACACAACTGCTGCTGAATTTGACACAGAGATGGACGTAGAACTTGCTTTTATAAAAACTGCACTTGATCTCAAGACTGACAACGTGGATGCGGAAACTCTTAGAACAGAGACAGAAGCAAGACTTGGTGCAATTGAAACTAAACTTGACGGTATAAGAACATCGCTTCAGGTCGCTGGACTAATGTCATAATTTGAATAATTAAATAAAAAGGGAGATTTTTTATGATAAAAATACTTAATGATAAAGGTAATCCAATTGTTCTTAATGACATGGAAACTCTTAGATCAGAATTCCTAACCAGACATATTAAAAATGCACTTGGTGTGGAAGTTGATGTTACTACTCTAACAACTATCATGAAAAAAGTTTCCGAACAGAAATTTTTTGAAGTTCCATTCGCAGATTATCTTCCAGTAAGAATTGGAGAAGGCGCTTGGAGTACGAGTCTTGAGACTTATCTATCTTATAATATTTCTGGCAACTTTGATGAAGGTATCATAGAAGGTGGACAACCTAACGCAAGAATGGCTGGAGCCGATGCAGGTGTTAGTTCTCTTAATGTGAAAGTTTACAATTGGGCAAAAAAAATCAATTGGAATATCATGGAACTTCAGCAAGCTATGAAAGCTGGAAACTGGGATCTTATCACAGCAAGAGAAGAGTCAAGAAAGAAAAACTGGGATCTTGGTATTCAAAGTATTGCCTTTTTGGGAATGACTGGAAATACAAATGTAACAGGACTTCTAAACCAATCAGGAATAACTAATAACACATCATTGATCACAAAAGCAATTAGCGCTATGACAGGTGCAGAACTTAAAATATTCGTTGCAGGTGTTCTTGATGCTTATAGAACAAATTGCAATAGAACAACAATGCCTACACATTTTGTAATTCCAGAAAGTGATTATCTAGGACTTGCAGGGCCTTCAAATGCTGATTATCATATTAAGTCAGTACTAGATATTCTTAAAGAAACTTTTATGACAATGACCAATAATAAGAATTTTAAAATTCTTCCTTTGGCTTATGGTGATGTTGCTTACAATGCTTTAACAGTTCAAAGATATGCTCTTTATAACTACGATGACAAGTCGATAAGAATGGATCTACCAGTTGACTATACTAATACTATGGCTAACTCAATAGATAATTTTAGCTTCCAAAACGTAGGATACGGACA